CGCGCCCGCAATGCCGCCAGCGTCTTGGGTGCCGGGAGGATTTCGAATGGTGTTCCGGCGACGTGCTGGCCGGTGATAGTGAGGTAGCGCGACCGGCAATAGATCTCGACGTGGGCGGGATCGCACTTTATGGCCGACTCGATCTTGCCCTTCCACATCATGCGGATGCCGCACCCGCTTGGCGAGACTTCCGTGTAGGTTTCCCGCAGCGCGACGATCTTAGCGGCCCAGGGTTCAAGATTGCCGGACACGGGATCGCGGCAATCGTCGAGGTCGGAGCCGGTCAGGTCGTCGCCCGGCTCGAGCACAAAGCCGATACCGGCGAGGTGGTCGCGCTGGGCGCGTGCCAGGGCCTCGTCATAGGAGCCCCATTGCAGCGGATTGGAATGGCTGGCTCCGAAGCCAGTATGTGGATTGATGGGCGGCTTGGTGAAGCTGCCGTCCGGCTTCTTCTTCCAGGCCCAGGCAACCCACTGGCGAAAGTCACGCAGGGCCGTGATGGCCGGATAGTCAGGCAGGCCGGGGAAGAATTGCGGAATGGACGACATGCAAGTTTTTTGCGCCTCCGGTCAGGGTTCAGAAGGGTTCGCAGGTCTTTTCCAGCGCGGCACGATACGCCTCGACGACGGTACGCACGAGCATGTCGCACTGGCCGCCCTCCAGTTCGGCGAGGTCGGTCGAGCCGAGGCTCTGCAGGTATTCCGCAACCGCCTGGATGGCGGCGGCGCGTGCCTGCATTTCAGTGAAATCCTCGTCGCCTTGCATGTACGGTCCTTTCATTTTGCGGGCGCGTTCCAGGTGGGTAGGGGAGCAGGCCCAGATCATGCGTGTCGTGGGTTTGGGCGACCATCCGAAGCCGCCGCGGCGCAAGCAGAAGCAGACGCCGCTCATGCCACCGCTCTGCCCATGTCCTGCAGCGCGGCAAAGGAGCGATTAACGATCTCGAAATACTGATCTTTCTTCCTGACCATGATCTGCGCCGGGCAGCGCAGTTCGCCCTGCCGCCGGACGGCCTCGGCGACATCGACGGGCGGGAAATTGCCGGCATCGAGACGACTATGCCGCATCCACCATTGCGTGGCCTTGCCGCGTGGATAGGAGCCGACAGGGTGGTCGAAGCAGAGCCATTCCCGGTGCGTCTGCAGCCCGCAGCGATAGTCCACCCGCACCGTGTCGCGTTTGCCGTTGCGTCCGGCGTTCTGCCACAGGTACCAGGACGAAACGGTCAGCCATTGCGGGCCGAGGTCGCGACTAAGCACCTCCGCGGTGCTGGCGGTTCGCACCAGCGCCTTGTCGGGATCGCGCATTGGCCACACGTAGCCGCAATCGGGGCATATGAGCGTGCCGGTGGGCACGATACTCTGGCATTCCGGGCAGGTCTTGACCGGCATTTCGCCGTTGCCCTCGCCCGGCTTGTGAATACGCACCGCATTGACCGGGCCGTGCCGCTCGATATTGCGGGCGAAGTCCAGCACCAGGCAGTTAGTCTTGCCCTCCGCCAGGCGCATGCCGCGGCCGAGCATCTGCACGTAGAGTCCGGTCGACAGCGTCGGGCGCAGCATGGCGATCATGTCGAGCGGCGGGTGGTCGAAGCCGGTGGTCAGGATGTTGGCGTTTGATACGCACTGCAGCTCGCCGCTCAGAAATGCCCCCAGGATACGATCGCGCTCCGGTCCCGGCATTTCCCCATGCACGTAGTCGGCCCGCACGCCGTGGCTACAGAGCATTTCTGAGACGTGCCGGGCATGCTCCACCCCGGCGCAGAAGGCCAGCCAGGAGCGCCTGTCCTGGCCGTAGGAGACAATCTCCCGGCACGCCGCCTCGGTGACGGTCGTGCGATCGACCGCCGCCTGCAGTTCCGCCTCGATGAACTCGCCGCCGCGGCGGTGCACCGACGAGGTGTCGAGGCGCAGTTTGGTGGCCTTGGACACCAGCGGCGCCAGAAAGCCCTGGTCGACAAGCTCCAGAATGTCGATGTCGCAGGCGACGCCGTCGAACAGCGCCCCCTTGCCCTCGTCGAGCCGCCCGCTGTCGAGCCGATATGGCGTGGCGGTGAACCCGACCACCTTCAGGGCCGGATTAGTCTCCTGCAATGCCGCGATAAAGCGTCCATACATGCTGTCGGTGCGGCGCGAGAGCAGGTGCGCTTCGTCGATCAGCAGGAGATCGACAAAACCGAAGGCCGAGGCTTTCTTATGCACCGACTGGATGCCGCAGAAGGTGATGGGATTGTTGGTCGATCGCTGCTTCAGGCCGGCCGAATAAATGCCGGCCGGGGCGGTCGGCCATGCGGCGAGCATGGCGCGGAAGTTCTGCCGAATGAGTTCCCGCACATGCGTGACGACCAGGAACTTCGTATCGGGAAAGCGGGCGCGTGCCTCGCGAATGAACGCCGCGATCAGCACACTTTTTCCTGAGCCGGTGGGGGCGACGACGAGCGGCGAGCCGTCATTGTCGTCCCAATAGGCCCACAGCTTGTCCAGCGCCTCGCGCTGATATCCCCTGAGTTCGATCATGCCGCCCTCCCAGGCCCGTCGATCCACTCGCTGCCGTCGCGCATGCGATAGACGACGGCATCGCCGCGCACGTCCGTCTGCTCGCCATCGACGAGGTCGGGAATGTAGCGGTGGGCAGGGCATTGCTCGCCCGCCGCTTGGTCTGCCGGACTGAGATCGACCTTGAAATGCTCGCACCACCACGTCCCGCCGGGTCGAGGAGAACTGTGCAGGCAAGTCCTGCAATTGACCCGCGCCGGCACGCCCTCGTGGCAGAGCCCTTTGTGGCGGCACCACGAGCAGGGAGGCTTAAGTGCATCGGGACGGAAGAGGGCAGGAGGCCTTGGCGCCTCGGCGATTGTCACCAGCCGGGCGATGACCTTGTCGACGTCGGGATCGGGATAGAGCCGCTCGACATATTCCTCGTCAGTGTTCTTGTTGATGAGGTAATACAGGCAGCGCGTCAGGCCGGTGCCGTGCATGTAGAGTTGCACTTGCGTCCAGTGGTCCGGCTTACCGAGCCTGACGCCCTTGGATTTGATGGCGTTAAAGGATTTTTCATTGGCGGTCTTGCATTCCAGCAGGTGAACGGTTTTTTCCGCCTCCGGCACGCCGCTCGCCTTGCCGTCGATGTGGCCGCGAATGTAGCCGGCGATGTCGATCTGCTGCTGCTGGTCGAAGATCTCGATGCCGGCCAGTCTGAGGTCGGCGACAATGCGTGTTTCCTCCCGGTGGCCGGTGCTGAACAAGCGCAGCACGCGAGGCGACAGGATTTCCCCGCCCGACGCCCAGCGAAAATTCAGCCATAAGGCACGGGCGCATTCGTAGTGCGCGGCGCTGGCCCGGATGTAGGGGCTTTCTTTCTCTTCGGAACGGGCCGCAATGGCCTCGCGGCGGGCGTGAACTGCATCAAGTGTCGGCGATGTGCGGATTGGAATTGCGGGCATAGCTCTGCCTCCGGCGCAAATGGGCGCATTGGAACAATAGTGGGAAAGGGGCCGGCTAGGCCGGCCCCGACATTATCCCTATTTCCTGGCCCATGGCTTTGCGCCGGAAGCGGCGGCGTTGGCAGGCTGAGCCTCTGCCGCTGCGCCATTACCAGACGCGGCAGGAACGGGCTTCAGCCCTTCAGCAGCCCCCGTCACGACGTATTTCCGCGTGACGTTCTTGGGGCCGAACGACTTGCCGGTCTTAGCATCGGTGCCGGCCGGCTCGATGCCGACATCCGCCTCGCCGGACAGCCCGTGCAGGCTTTCCGACTCGATCAGCGGCCGCATCCAGCCGACGGAACGGCAGAGGGCGGAAAGCTGTTTCTGCCCGATCTCGACCGCCTGCGAGTTGGGGTTGGAGAGGGTGATCTGGTCCCACCACCTCCGCCCGGCATGCGGGCCGCTATTCACTTCCAGCTCAATCCACAGATATGAGCCGGTGCCGGCCTTGGTCGTCCGCACGTCGGTATTGAGTATCATGAATTTGGTCCTGCCGGCCGGGAACGGGTCCGGGCGGCCGTCCGGGTCATGGGCGGTGGGATCGTAGGTGTATCCGAGTTGTGCCATGGTTTTATGCTGCCTCTTGCTGAGTTCTGGTTTCAAAGTTCACGCCGGGAAGACGATCGGCGATCGACGAGTAGCCCTCGCCACGGAGATAGGTAATTTCGTCCGGCAGACTGTAGCGGTTGCCGGCCATGAAGCCCGGCCGGTCGGCGAAGTTTATGATCCTTTCTCCGGCGCCGATGCCGCGCCGGTGCGTCTTGTTGAATGCGCCCTTGGTTTCGCTGACCGCAATCCGGTAATTCAGAAAGGCGATGACGTCGGCGTCTTTCTGGATGATGTCGACGGCCCGCTTGTGCATCTGGATCACATAGCGATCGAGCGGCCCGACGATCGGATCTTCGATGCGCTTGATTTCCGAATGAGCAATGAGCACGACGATCATGCCGCGCTCGCGCCGCAGCGTCGAGATCGCCAGCATGAACTCCTGCCACAGCAGGTCCGCCTCGATGTAGCCCTTGCCGTATCCCGGCGCCTCGATTGACGGCCAGTTATTGCGCCGGCACACTTCGGCCCAGACCAAAGGTTCGAGAGCTGATAAACTGTCGACCACGAGCGTTTTGTAGTCGTGCTCCGAAAACAGCGCCGCGATCGCCTCCAGCACTTCGGGATAGGTTGTCACACGCCAAGAGGTAAGCTCCACTCCACCGGGCGTGCCGTCCTCGACCTGCACGAAAACCGGATTGGGAAACTCGGATGCGAGGGTAGTCTTGCCGATTTTCGGCGGCCCGTAGAGCAGCACCCGCGGCGGCTTGTCGGCCCGCACCGTGCGTAGATCTTTGAGACTGATAGCCATTTACATTTTACCTTCCATCCACCTTTCCGCTTTGCATCGAAGGACCGACTGCGGAGGCTGGTGTTTTGCCTGCGGGGGTTTGGTTATCTGCCCGCGATCGACCCTTCTCGAATTGGTGAAACGGCGACCTGCACCTCGGGGCGCGCGCCATAGAATTTGATCGAGCGGAGATCGACGACCTGCGCATCGTCGCGATAGACGATGCCGTTCAGAGCGTCACAGACGCCCTTGGCGAGGTTGTCGACGTCAGGCTTGGCCGTTGGGCGGATGGTCCCGGCGAGCGCCGCAGCGCGGCGCGTGCGCGACCAGGAGGCGGGGATAGACAGGATGGAGATGACCGTCATTGCGACGGCCTCGTCAAAGGCGCTATGGCGCACCATGGCCTGGGTCGCGAACGCGATCACCGCATTGCGAAAGGCGACTGTCTCCGGGTCGAGAAAGTAGGTGCCGCCGCGGCGCCTAGCGCGAGCCCAACCGCGCGGCTCGACCGGCACGGTGAACGTCAGGGAAGAGAG